CTGGGGCATTTATTCCTTCAATTTTTTCTTCGTCTAAAGTCCATACTTCTTTAAAATACTGAGTTATTCCTGTTGCTTTAAAAGCAGTTGAGCTTTGATTAGCTCCATAGTCTATTCCAATTGAAATGATCATGAAGTTTATGGGCTTCCCATTTTCATCAACGGGATTGTCTTTTATAAATAATTCTTGATGATTACAAAATTGTACATATATAACGCCTTCAGCACTAACACGCATCCCTTTAATGTTTCTTTTCCACCATATACTACCAACTTCATATCTGCTTTCTATTTGTCTTTTTCTTTCCTCTGTAATTGACAAATTGTCGTCAATAGTAAAATGCTGATATTGGTATCCACCCACAAGCCCTTCTTTTGCCCATTTATCAATATATCTTGTATATATTGGGTGATTAGGATAACTAGGGTTTAAATCCCATAAAGTAAGCATTTGATTTGATGCAATTTGTCTGTCAAATGCAACTTTTATAAAACTTGTTTGTGCATCATCGCCGTCAAAGTGTTCGTTTGCCTCTGTTGCTATCCATAGCCCGTATGAATTGCCTAGTATCTTCTTATAGCTATCAGCCTTTCCACCACCAACAAAAATTAATATTTTTTCTCCTGTTTTAGTATCTATAAATAGTGCATCATTATCCTTATACTTTCCCCAACGACATCTTCCTTTAAATAAACATTCAAGGCCAAATCCATTGCAATATCCAATATTCAACTTTGCGTTTGCTAATGTACTCCCACTAGCCAAATGAATCTTGTCTTTGCATATTTCTAAATACATCTGAGCAATAATACAATTATCTATTGTTTTGCCACTTCTAACTGCCCCTTCAGCAACATTCATTATATTTTTTAATCCATTTTTAATATAATCTTTATGTTTTTGAGAAAACGGACACCAATTTATAGTTTGAACTAGATTCATTTATTATCTCCTTTTAAAAGTTCAGATAGCGGTGTTAAATCTTCAATAGGGTCTTTTCTAATTTCCATTTCTGTTTTATCTTTCCAACCATAATTATTTTTTAAATTAAATATAGTAAAAGTTGGATTTCCTTTGCCTATAAGTGCATTTTCTTCCAACTGTGCTTGTATTTTAGCTTTTGCTTTTTTTATAAGTGGTGAAAACGAATCTCTTTCTTCATAATTTATCAATGTATGTCTGTCAATGTCAAGTGAATATGCAAGTCCACTAACTGTATATGGTTTTTCTTTTTCATCGCATTCTCTGAAATATGATTCAATTCCTTTTTCTAGTTCTTTCTCGTTCTTATATTTTAAAGCATTTGTATTGCCTCTTTTAGCTTCTTGCATTTTTCACCTCACATATTCTATTTTTAATTTATCCATTCTCATACCTCTAGTTTATCAAAATAAAGAAAAAAGAGCAATACTTACACAATATCGCTCTTAAATTCTTCTTTTGAATAGTAATTCTCGCATCTAGTAACGATAGTGTCACTATTTACTTTACTTTCTGTTTTTATTAATTTTCTTGTTAACTTCATTCCTATACATTCCTTGCAAAACTTACACATTATTTTTGGATATTCCATAAGCTTCGCCCTCTTTAGTATACTACATTTGTATTTTTTCGTCAACTATAAGCCGTAAATCTTCAAGTGAATATTCTTTATCTAGTTCCATACCTTTATACATTGTGCCTTTTTTAAAAAGTGGCAAATTAGTGTATGAATCGCCTTTTTTTAGGTATATTTCAATCCATTCTTTGGCAGCACCATATCTTTTTATTATATAGCCTATTTTGTTTCTCCACGGTCTAATCACAAAACTCAAATACTCTTTTTCTTTCTCATCTAAAATAGATTTAGGTGGTATGTATTCTATATATGTTGGGATTTCCACTTTGCAAAATTCAAATTCTGATAATTTTTGGTCATCAAACCAACCTGTCAGTTCATCGCTATACCAAACATTATCGTTTTCATCTTTACTTGCTTTTATAAGTTCATAATTTGTTGGTGTTTTTATTTTAGTTCCAATAGGGAACTCATTTAATTCTTTTTCAGTTAGTTTCATTTTTACCCTCCTTAATTTTTTCATTTTTAAGTTCGATGCCTTTGATAAGTTTCGTCCCAAAATCTTTATATGTTTCATATCCACCCTTGTAACCACTTATTATCCATAATTCCTCATATAAATGTGATTTTAATTGTTCTACCAATTCTTTATTTTCGTAATAACAATAAAAGACATCTTTTTCAATTCTGTTATATTGCACAAAACCTTCTTGTTGAGGTGTATTTGTTAAATATTCAACTTCAACTCTATAAAATGTCTTAAATGCTGTTTGCTGTTGTGTTACTGCTGTAATTCTAGCCAAGTCCTTATCATTACTTTCATTGTAATCTATATATCCATGCAATTCTCCTATTGTAATAGGAATAACAATTATAGCTATAAAAAAAATTATACCTAAAAACATAAATAACAAATTGCAATTATCAGCTTCATCTGATAAATAAAAAAACACTACTGTTAAAATAAAAATAATAACTTCTAAAACTATTGTTAAACCTATCATAATCAATTCCTCCTTTTAATATCTTCTGCCACACGTTGGGCAATATTGGTTTCTTTCTAATTCATATAATGTGGGATTAGTTTTTAACATTTCTCCGAATACAATACTAAATAAAATGGTTATTGTAATAATTGCAATAATTAATGCAATTAATGAAACACCTCTTGAACTCATCTTTCATCCTCATTTGCTTTATTAAAATAGTATTCTTTAGTTTGTTTTATACTATTAAAGCTAAGTATAAACCCATTAAATAAATCTTCTGCCATCATATCTATAACTTTTTTGGATTCTTCCAACTGATGTTCTGGAACACTTTCTTCACATATTGTAGTTAGCTCTTGTTTTTCTTTAATTAATTCGTTTCTTTGTTCTTCTAGTTTTTTATCCTTTTCTTTTTCTTGCTGAATTGTTGTGTACAAAGTTCTAATATCTTCGTTAGTTATTCTAAATGTGCCTGTATCATCTTCTAAGTAGTGTTTAACAAATACTAAAGTTCTTTCTTCTTCATTCATATAATCACTCCTCACCTAATAGTTCTTTTAAAATTTTTCTTCTATTTGCATATCTAGCATCTTTTGTTTCAAAGAATAATTTTTCTTCATTATCCATTTTCTTTCTTATTTCATCTTTACTTATATAATTTTTGTCGACATAATCTAAATCTAATTGTTTTTCAAATTTTTCTAATGCTTTTAATACTGTATCTATAGCTTCTACAGAATCTTCTAATGCCTTTAATATACTATCAATAGTAATATCTTTTTTACTTTGTTCCATACTCTCTTTCATATCTTTTAATATTTCTTTGGCTTCTGATAATTCCATTAAATCGACCTCCTAAATGTATACTTTCCACCACGTTCGCTTTTCTGCCAATATAGTACCCAAAACATACTATCTGCTATAACATTAATAGCTTCTTCATTTTCACTCCAACCGCCTGTTGTTAATACAACTTCTTCTATTGTTGTTCCTAAATATTCATCTTTTACAGTTCCATAATCGGTATTCCATAGCTTATCAATTAAGTCTAATCCTTCTTTCCAATAATCTTTTGGCTCTTCTGATAATTCCATTAGTTATCACCACCCCTTTTTGTGCTTACACTACTCCAAAATATAATACTAAAAAATACTATCCACCATTTTTGAAATATAACTGCCAAAAATGTAAAACATATTAAGGCAATAACATTTTTTATATATACCATAATAGCTAACACAACATCTTTTTTACTCATTCCAACCAAGCTCCTCACATTTTTTATTTATTGCTTTTAGTTCTTGCATTGTAATTTCATCTATAGTTGCACTAATTGTCTTATCTTTTAACCAAAAGTTTATTTCGTTGCATTCATTAAAATATACAACATAACTTTGATGACTCATATCTGCTTTTATATATCCCAACACCTCGAAAAGTTTATCTACTTCACTCATTCTTTATCACCTACCACATATTTCATAGAATCCATTTGCTCACGTGTTACAACTGATTTAATTTCAAGGCTCTTCTCTGCTACCATTTCCTTTAATGCTTTTAAGGAAGAGTCGTCATTTATAAACCACCTAGCATAAGCTGCTTCTGGTATATACACTCCTTCTATAACATCTTTCACTTCTATAAGGTCTATTATGTTTGAAGAAAATTTGTAGTCATTAAAAGAAAAATATCCAATTCCATTTTCAAACTCAAACAAATCTCCTTCTATTTCAGTTATTTTACCAATTTTGCCTTCTTTTGTTCTAACATATTCTCCTACTTTTATATCTTCCATAATCTCACCTACCCTATTCCAAACCCTGCGAATCATTTCGCCCATTCTGGTCTTTCGCAAGACTCATATTTGTTCTCTTCTTTGTTGTATTTGTGCCACTTTGGATATTCGCACCATTGGTATATTCCTTCGTCAATTTCTTCTATGATGGCGTATTCGTATATATGTTCCCAGATGTCGTACATATTATTTTTAACAATTTTTTCAGCTTCATTAAAATCACTTACGTACCCAACACATCTTCCTAAACCATCTTTGCCTTCTAACATTGTTATAAAATACATATAATCACTCCTCTAAAAGTTCGTAAAGTGCATTCAATTTTGTTTCATCATAAGTTGTTAAGCCTAATACAGCTTCTATACTTTTTATTTTTTCTCTTACTTTCTCTTTTGGTATATAGTTCTCTCTTATTTCTTTTTCTAGTTTTATATTTTTCTCTTTTTCTTTCTCATATAAAGAATTAGCTTCTTGTGTTATTTCAACTTGCTTTTTAAAAGAATTTTTATCATTTTCTAATGCTATAAAAATTATTTCTATTGCTTCTGTTTCCGTTTCATCTAATTCTGCATATTCTACTAAATTTTTTATTATCTCTTTCGCTTCTTCAAGCGTCATTGTTCATCACCAACCTTTAATTTAATATTCTCAACAAATGTAAAAGTGTCTAGTACTAAATTATTATTCTTTATATAATCCTCAATCTCTAAACCTGCCATTATTCATCACTCCATCCCAACTCTCTGCACTTCATATTTATTGCTTTTAGTTCTTGCATTGATATACTATCATGCATTCCATCATATTCTCCAGATTTATGAAACGTCTTATCCCTTTCAAAATAAATTACATTATCGTTATCTTTTTTAAATCTTAATAAATAACATCTATCTTCCTTAAACGTTTCTTTTTTATATCCTAGCTCTTCAAAAAGTTTATCTGCACTTTTTTCAATTATATAAGTTTCTATTGGAATAGGATTATCAGGTGTTGGAACGCCATCCTGTCTACAGTATCCATGTATAACATCTGCTTCTCTCATTCTTTACCTCCTAATAATTTATAAAAAATAATATATTAAACAAACTTTTTTGAATTTATAAATAAAATAATATATGCGGGTTAGGATTTGCACCTAACATAATATATCTTTCCAGCTGTTCCTACTGGCATCGCAATGACATATATCAGGCTCATGCTCCCTTGCGTCTACCTATTCCGCCACCACATATTATTTGTCGGATTTTATCCCTTGTTCCGACTGCAACGCCGTCCGCCTAAACGAACCCCATGGGAGCGTCACGCATACACTTACGTAATAGCTCTTTGCCCCTTTTGTTTGCGACTTGAGGGCACTCTGTCGGAGGGTTTTAACGACTTGACCTTGTCGTAAACTCATGTTTTGTTTATGCAGGTTTTAGCGTCTTTTCCTTGACGTTATTCAAAACATATCTCTATGTTATTAGGTGGATATTCTAACAGTATTAGCTTGTCTTTTTTATTGCAATATCCACACTCCTTTAACATTTCAAAATGTTTACAATCTTTACAAGTTATATTCTTACTTTCGTTTTGTTTAATTTTATCTTTTAATGACATTATTCATCTCCTAGTGAATCAGATATTTTATATTCCGCAATCATTGTATACGTTACACTCACTATCGAAACATCTCTTAACGTATTTGTCCAAATAATACTTTTCTTTATCTTTTTTAATATAATATTTTTTACTTTCATCTTTATATACTTTATATTCCTTACCGTCTGAAAGCCTAATTGTAAAGCAACCTAAACTAGGATTCAAATTAGTTAATATGTAATCTTCTTTTTTTATTTCATTCACTTTTATTCCTCCTTTGGTTTAATCTCCGTTGGATGATTTTCATATTTTTGGAAACAATCTTCGTGATGGAATTTTATTTTATTTTTTTCAATGTCATATATTATGCCTGCTTCTTTTTTAGGCAATAGTTGTCCACAATATTCACAAACAACAACATCTCCATTTTGTATGTATAAGTTATTCGCTCTATCTTTGCATTTGTTAAGTTTCGATTCAAATAATTTCACTTTCAATTTTCCAAACATTATTCATCATCTCCTAACAATTCTTTAATACTATATTCTTCTCCGTGGTTGAATAAATTGAAACATATTTTCAAATTTAAAATAAGGTGTAAGTACAATATATGAATCATGTATGTTGCGAAATATTATTTCTCCATTTTTATATCTTCCAATCTTGGCATAAATGTCAGTATTGACTTTATTTAATATCACTTTCTCATCTTCTGTTAGCGTTGATTTGAGCGACTTGTCAAAAAAGTTAACTATATCGCAAGGATAATTCTGTCCCTCTTCCTCAAAATAGTGATATAAATTTCTTGCTAATTCTACTAAATCTACTCCTTCTTTTAAATACTTATCTGCATTAGTCATTGTGCAACACCTCCAACCATAATTCTTCTTTTAGTAATTTTAATGTATCTGCAATTTCAATATACTCGTCAATTTCAAATTGTTCACTTTTATAAAGAATTGATAATATCTTATTTGTTCTCGTGTCTAATAACTTGTAGGCTTTATACTTTTCAGCATTTGTCATCTTCTAACAACTCCTTTATACTATATTCTTCTCCGTGGTTGAATAAATTGGAATAGATGATTAAAAATTCTAACACTATTGAAACAATAGCCGTCGCTTCTATCAAAATATAATTCTCCCCCATCATCTCTCCTAATAATTACATACATATCATTTATATTCCTTAATATAACTTTCTCATCTTCTGATAGAGTTGGTTTACATGAAGCACCAAAGAAATGCTCTATTGTCTCTGTTATTGCTCCTTCTGTTTCTATATTAGTTAAATAATTATATAATTCTTCGGCTAACTTCCTTACATCTACTCCCTCTTTTAAATACTTATTAGCATTTGTCATTTCCTATGCTCAACTCCTCTCTCCAAAGCTTCATAACATCTCAAGCATAAATCCCATTGCTTAACCGCTCTATTATAATCATTGTCTACATAAATTCCTTTTTTTTCGTGTAACAAACATTTCTTACCGCATCTGTCGCACTTATAAAGGCTTTTTTCCCTGTCCGTTCTACACATTTTAATTATCATTTGCATCACTCCACATCTTCAATTTCAACTATGACTTTATAATCATCGCCATACTCAAATTTATCTTCAAACCCTCTGACATATTTAGGATTGTCATTAGAAATTTTGCCACACTTTTGCATTGCATCGAGTATAAATTTTTTGGCAAAACATACATTGTCTAAATCTCTTTTTCTATTTTTTTCAATCCATGTGAATTTAATCTTAATAGGCACTTCATACATTGGCATTTTCCTTAAATACCAAGATATGTCATCTTCTACTTGTTTTTTCATGTTTCCGCCAAAAAATCTATTATTTTTGCAGGCATTTATATATTCATTCAAGCTAGGCAATTTCATTGGTATTTCTATTTTCATTTTCGCCCTCCTTTACGTCCATCCTAAAAAAACATTCTTTATACCCCAAATTAAGTTCTTTACATAGCAAGATATCTTTCATAAAACTAATTTTGTTTGGATAAATCTCAATCACTTCCCAATAATGATTTCTACCACCATTGTTTTCGTGAAGTTTACCGTCATGATATCCTGTAGATTTAACAAACCTATGTCCAATGTTAATCATTTAATTTGCCTCCTCAAGATAATATCTTTTGTAACCGGCCCTATCTCCGAATCGGTTTATGCTATGTTCCCAGTCTGCCTTAAATACAAATCCCTCTTTCTTCAATTGGTCTATTCTAGCACCTAACTGCGTAATGCCTAAATCTGCGTAAACCTCCCAACTAGAAATGGAACCAAACTGTTTAATATAATCAATTACTCTATCTTTCTGTGTTTTTTTCATCTGTAACCATCTCCTTAATTTGCATAAAATTTATTTAAATCTCCAAATTGGGTGTCATCTTTTACAACATTTTTTAATTCATTATTGCCTTTATTAATTGAATAGCCGTTCCATGTTAACAACTTTTGCTTCCAATTTTTAACCTTGTTGCCTTTGCTATCTATCCAATTGCCTTCAGAAAAGTAATTAAAAAACTTTTCAGAATCAACATTTAGTTTTTTTTCGCAAATATATTTCTTTATATCTTCCAAACTTGGTGGTTCAAATTGTTTTTTTTGCTTTTTCTTATTATTAACAGATACAGTATCAGTAACAGTATCAGTATCAGTTGTATCCATAGGGTATGTATACGGTATAGATACCGTATCTCTTTTATTATATAAATCTACCAGAACCCTATTAAATTCAACACTTTTGATGTTTTTAATCTCTTCCAATAACGGTTTGTCTAACTTTTCTGATTTAGTCCAATTATATTTATACCAATTTTTTATAAATAATTCTTTTGTATTTTCATCATAATATATTATTTTGTGAACATTTTGAAATCTTTGCAATAGCTTTTTTACTGTTTCCTCATTATATCCTAAATCTCTGCACATTTGTTTAATGCTTATTTCGTAACAGCCACAAAGATTGGTATAATTATTAGTCAAACAATAGAGCATAAAATATTTATCTTCTGGCGTAAAATCATCTACTATTTTCGTATCTGACCAAAAGGTGACATGTATATTTCTATATATGGCCATTACAAGTCCTCCCCATAATATTCTTCCAAGCTATTTACCAATTCTGTCCAATTCCTAGAAGATATAAATATTTCCTTTAACGTATCAAAATCATCTAATTCAAAATGTTTTTTTAAATATAATCGAATTGTAATATTGTTAAAATAATCTAGTCTATTTTCCCCTATTTTGCATAAGTAATTTATTTTATAATCCAAAGGATTACTTTTTTGTTTTCTTCTTGTATAGCAAATTCTCCCAATATAATCGCAAACTTTAGCAACACTATCTTCATCTTTTTCGTTATAGTATTGGTTCAAAGAAATAATTGCACTTTCATATACTTCGTCAAAGCCATATTCTTTAATATTCTTTTTACATTTTTTTCTTCCATATTCCGAAAAAATTTTATTAGTCTTTTTGTTTAAAATTTCCTCAATTTTATCAACTTGTTCGTTTTCAAAATTGTCTAATTCTTTTTTCCATTTTAATAACATTTCAAGTTGTTCTCTTTTTTTATTTATTTCTTTCAGCTGTTCCATTTGTAATTTCACTTCTTCATTTTCTGTCAATTTTCTTTTCCCTTTACCTCTATTACAATCGAAACATGATGTTATTAAATTTAATATGTTATTATCTCCACCATTTTTCACTGGGTTAATATGGTCTACTTCTAAAATCACGTCTGGTGCAGGTCTTCCGCAATATTGGCATGTAAAATTATCTCTTTTAAAAACTTCAAATCTTATTTTTTTACTTAGTGATTTTCTCTCTGCCATCTTTTGTCCTCCATAAAAACAATAAAAGGGCTTCACCTATCCTGGAAAATGAAGTCCTTTTTTGTATATAAAAAGCCTATTAGACTTTTCGTATCTTATTGAATTTATCCAGGGTATCTTTTGTAATTAAATTATATATTAACATTTTCCTATTGTAAAGAATTATTTGAAATTTTTTCTCAAATTTATTAATCTGTGTTGCCAATACTTTTTATGTGCATGGACTTTCCCGATGACACTCCACGCACAGTAAAAACAAATTTTCTAAATCATCTATTTTGGACGGTGCTTCAGAGCGGAACTCTATATGATGCACATGTACTCCTTGCCTTCCACAAAGCCCACAACGCCCTTTAAAAAGCTTTTTTATTTCCTCTCGATTAGTTTTACTAATATCTTTCTTTTTTCTATTTGAAACCGTTTTTTGCCCCTTTGGGAACGCAAATCCTGTATAATCTATTGACAACTTTCTTCACCCCTTTAAATTAGTCAAACTAGAATTGGCTAATAAGTTGTATGAAAAAATAAAATAAAAGAAAAGAGCAGTACAATAAAAAATACATAAAATTTATATTAACTCTATCTAGTATCAAGCTAATACCAAATTAAAATGGGAGTTTACTCGTATCATCTGTTACTTTGTCAATAACTGATGAGTTGTTGATTTGTTCTTGGCTTGTAGTTGTTTCTTTCTTGCTTTCTGCAAAATCAACTTCTTCTACAATTACATCTGTTGTGTATACCATTTTTGAATCTTTATCTTCATACTTTCCTGTTTGTATTCTTCCAGATATACAAATTTGACTACCTTTCTTCATATACTTTGTTAAAAATTCTGCTGTTTTGTTCCATGCAATACAGGAAATAAAATCGCTTTCTTTCTCGTTTCGTCTGCATGCTAGAATAAATTTCGTGTATTTTTTATCACTATTTGTGCTTTTAAGTTCTAAATCATTAGTTATGCGTCCTAATAAAATTACTTGGTTAATTGTAATCTCCTCCTTTTTTGCCTTTCTATCATGTGCAATCTTGCATGTTCACTATGTGTCATCAATTCTAAATTTTCTATTCTATTATCATCTCTAATATGATTTTTATGATGGACTACCTCGTTAGGCATAATCAATCTGCCTATTTCTTTTTCCATAACAAGATGATGTTTCATAACATATCCTTCTTTATTGCAATTAGGGTGAGTAGGCAAATATATTGATATATATCCGTCCTTTCTTCTCTTTTCATGTCCACCAAATTCAGTATTTATTCTGTATTTTCCCATTTTAGCCTTGCTGATATTTTTTCTGTGTTCCTTACTTAACTTAATTCCTTTTAACTTGCTTGCTTTCCCTAGTTGACTTTTGCTTATTTTAGCTTTTGTTTTTTCTGTCATTGCTTTTCTAGTTGGAATATTATATTTTTTTAAATAATTAAATATCGTTCCTATTGCATAATTGTGCTCTTTTGCTATTTGAAAAATTGTTTTTTCGTTTATTACATATTCTGTATTCAACATTTCATAAGTTGGCTTTTTGAACATATTATCCCTCCAACATCATATTTGCTTTATACTCTTCTTTTGCCATTCTGTACCAACTTCTTACTGTTATGTGCATTTCTTGAAGTTGCCTGTATTTTTGATAAGCCCATGTATTGAAATCAGTTTTATTTATTCCAAATTCTTTTGATAACTTAATAGAATTGCTTTGAATCTCACTCCATCTTGTGGCTAATAGCCAACTATCAATACATAACTCATTCAATCCATCAATATCCGTCATATCTATTTTTGAAAATCGTCTTGAAAGTTCTCTAAACTGTTCAAAGTCTTCTTTGCATATTTCTTCAAAAGGACTTTTTTCGCACATACTACCCCTCCTTTAATGCCTTTAATTCATTTACAATTTTCCCATAATCCTTGTTTTTAATTTCTAACGCTGTTGAATAACCATACTTTGCCAATATTCCTAAAACTTTCGCCTCATCTAATTTCGCATTACTAATTGAAGCGACTAATGCTTGTGCGTGTGTTTCATCTATTACTTGCTCTCCAACTGTCTGTTGCATAATTGCATTTTCAACTTCTTCTGCACTTGCTACTGAAGTGTCAATTCCGATTCCACACATTCCTAATGCTCTACCCACTGCTGAAGTTTCACAATTTTCTATATATGAAGTTTTGTTAATAAATGTGCTTCCCTCTTTTTCATAAGCAGTTCCTTCCCCTAAAATTCTTACTAAAATAAGACCATTTTCATCTTTTTCGTAATTTCCAACTTGGGCTTTAATAACACAAACTCCATTTTCATTGCTAATAATTTCAGTTTTTATGTATCCATCAGGGTAAAGCATCCTAAATGCTTTAATTCTTTGATTCACTTCTGCATATTCTTTTCCTTTAATGTCGGTAGTTTTAATTGTTTTGTTTGCTTTTTCTAAATCTTCGTAAGTCATTTTAGCACATCCTTTCTAATTGATTAAATTCATTAGCCATGTCTGATGGATTATAATACGGTAGCATATCATCTTGCTTGTCTAATTCTGCATTAAGTTCTTTTTCAAATGGTCTTAATAAATCATCAATTTTTTCTAGTTTTTCAAATAATTCATCTTTTTTTTCTTCATCTTCAACGTCTTCTATCATTAGTTCATAATACTTATATATCTCTTTAGCTGTCATGTTAATACCTCCTTGACTTCCTATTTTTTTCTGATACAATATAGGTAAAGACTTCCCTATTTTTTGATGAGAACTAGGTTTGTTTCGCACTTTAATTCCTAGTTCTTTTTTATATATCCTTTTGATGCTTCTTCAAGTATATCTTCTATATCTTCAAATTTGCTTTGCTCTTTTCTGCAATAACTTGCATACTTATCAATCATATAGTTTAATTCTTTCCTGACATTGGTTTCTCTCGAAGCTCGTTCTTCAAAGTCTAAATAAGACTTGCATCTCCTAACATCATCAACAAACTCTTGGTATAGCCTTGGTAATCTTGTTTCGTAATCTTGAATGACTCTTGCCTTGTAAAGATTAGCACCCCACAAAATTATATTAACCATTAAAGATAACCATAAAATTATCACCATATTCTTTCCTCCTCCTTTTCTAAATCTCTAATTTCTTTGTTAGACTTGAGTTCCATAATTCCCATGCTGATTATTCCAAGTATAAATAATACTTCCATTCGATTAATTAAAAAAATGTCATTTGGATTTTTTTCAAAAGCTTCTCTATAAAGATTTGTTGTAAATAAGCTTTCTAATCCATCAATTTTTAAGTGGTTTGAAAATCCCGCTACCAAGATTATGCTCATAACCATAATTGCTAAAACTTTCATTGATTGCTTAAATAGTTTCTTGTCTTTAATTCTTAATTTCTTCATTTGTAACATCTCCTTTTATAATATTTGTTTCGTCAAATTCCTTTGCTAGATTGTCAATCATTTCTCTGACTGCTACTGACAAATTTTTCCCTTTACATGACAGAACAAATGATGCTTTCTTCTTTTTCTCTGCATCAACATTTTTGACTAGCATGTACTCTTTTTTATTCATCTTTCTCCCTCCTCTCGAATATATAATATATTAACCATATATACTTGTCAATAGTTTTTTTAAAAAAATTTTTAAAAAAATAAAACCCTTGATGTTTCAAGGGTTTGAGCTATTTTTCTTCCAATAATTCAATTATTTTTTCATTTTGCTTTATAATTATGTCAAGTTTTTTAGAAATGTTTTCAGATAAAATTTGGTCTTGTTTTTGAAGGTGATTATTTATCTCGGTATTTGTTTTGTCTTTTAAGTTTAGATTATAATTTTCTACTTGTAGTAAATTTGCCATTGTATTAAGCCAAAAGTAGAAATTATCCATAAATAACCTCCCACGCGCACCACATAATCCTATCCGAAGGGTCAAATGTGTCAATTATATATCCGTCTTTAATTGCTGTAATATGCCCGTGGCATTGTCACAAGATACGTACCGTACGGAAAACGTTCGGCAAATTCTCCAACTGTCATATCTTCAATACACATTCTATCGTAATTGTCATCAAGGTATTGCTCGACACTTTCAACACTTGAAATCATTAATCCACGTTTTCTGGCATAGTCACTTAATTTTCGATATGCTTCGTCCCAGCTAATTCCCTCTGCTGTCGACACCGAACGGATCACGCAATCTTCCACGTTATTTCCAAAAGTATTGGCGTTGTAATATATCATTGCTTTTTTCTTTTCCTCCTATTATTACCAAGTTATAAGTCTGATATCTTTCTAGCATATTCTTGAATCAACTCAACTTCTTCTTGGTTGTCAGCATCATCTTTAAGCATTTTCATAAATTGGTGAACAGATTTTAACATGTAATCAAGTGACTTTATAGAATCTTCACCTGCTCCGTAATTTCCTCTTCTATAAGATTCTTTGCTTTCAGAATAATTGCCGTATTGTTCGTCCATATCATCAATATAGTAATGTCCTCTATATCTGCCTCTACCACTTCCAGGTACTCCACGTCTACCATAATCCATGTATCTGCCCATGCTGTCTCTTCTTCTAGCTCCATATTCATTACCATAACCGTTGTATCTCATCATTGTATTTTTCCTCCTTTACTTTCCAATAATTTTCATTTTTTAAATCTTTGTGAATGTCGACCAACTTATATAAGTAGTCAACATTTTCTATTTTTACTCCCTCTGTATTAACAAGCTCGTTTATTTTGTTTTCCACTTTCTCAAGCACATTATCATTCATTGCCTTTTCTTCTTCCATAAAAGCCACCTCCTAGCGGTTCTCTTTCTTTAAGTTGAATGTGGCTGAATAAATAATTGGTACTTCTGTCTCTATTGGATCAGAAGTTGTATCACTTGGTACTGCTACGGCAGGAACGCTTTGAACTGTTAGGGTGGTTTGACTATAAGGGCATAATTTTAATATCTTATTAAACGAAATAGTTTCATAATCATCAGCAGCTGCAAGAGTTACGCTTCTTACTGTGTCGGGAATTAAAATTCCGATCCTCAAAAAGTCCAAAAGCCACAACACCAGCAGTTGCCGAGCTTACTGTCGCACTAAAATTTGCCTCAAATCTACCTGTGTAATTTTTATCTAATATCTTAAAAATTGGCGAACCGTTTTGATACGAAAGCCAGCCATTGTTGCAACAAGGTGTGCATCTTCCTAATGTACTAATGCCATCATAAACAACAGCAGATTCATTTGTTGCTAATACTTTAGGTGTATTTATTATCGTTTCTATCACTTTACATCTTCCTTTCTATAAAATAATTTCGCTAGTTGTTCAGAAAAACTTGACAACTGAAAAAGGGATAGCACTTGACTATCCCTTAAAATAGCAAGTCTTGTAATCAAGATGCCTGTAATCAGGCTTTGCTAGTTACTAAAATAAGTTGTTGTTGCATCCACAACCGCCATTGTTCCATCCTGCATTACACGTAAAGATTGGTTGATTGCCATAAACTGGTTGAGATGGAATAGGGCAAGAACGTAATTCACTTACTAATTGATTTGCAACTGTAGCTTGTGAAGCTCTTAAGTCAGCAGTTTGTGCAGTTTGTGAAGCTCTTAAATCTGCCATGTTAAGTTGTGTTCTTAGGTTTGCAATTACCTCATTTTTAGCATCTAATTCTTGTTGCGTTAATTTTTGTAATATTGCATTCGTATTCGCCGTGTTATTAGCGATAACATCTCTAATTCCTTCATTTAATGCTTGTCTGTCTGCACAGTTTTCAGTTGCTACTGTGTATTTTAGGTCAGCAATGCCAGTCTTCACGTCACAGCAACAGTTTTGTAAAGCACTATTCATATTTACTCCAAGAATACGTGTTTCATAGCCATTATTGTTTACGTTTGCATTAATACTTGCTGTTGAATCACATAACTGTCTTTGTGTTGCAGAAAATCCGTTAGCTAATGCCATATTTGTATTTGCAAAACCTGTTAGCATATTTGTAGCTGTATTATAGAACCCTTGTGTTACGTTGTTGTTTACTTGGTTTATGTCGGTGTTTAAATTTGTAAATCCTTGGTCTAATTGTCTTTGAATTGAATCGTATGGATTCAATCCACAACCTCCTCCAAAGCCACCAAAACCGCCTACGTTGTAAGGTACGAATGTTGTTCCACCTTCGCCGCCTCCACCATATCCGCCGAAGCCTCTACCAAATCCGCCTAAAGCTAGTAATAAAATAATTATCCACCACGCTCCAGATGCATCGCCCCAGCCACCATTGTTGTTTCCATTTCTTCCAGTAACAGCTGCGATATCGCTTAGTGAGTATCCATTGTAATCATTTCCCATTAATTTTCCTCCTTTAAAATATATTTTAAATTCCATTTACAAAACATCCCACGCGTGTTATAATATAGATGTTGAGTTAAGATTAAGGAATTTATATAAATGTATCTTTGTGAGTGCTTAACTCAACATTAAAACTCTCGCATTGGTACATTTATATAAGTTCCTTTTTCTTACATAACAGGAAGGAGATATTATGCAAGAAATATGGAAAGATATTAAAGGATATGAAGGGCTGTACCAAATTTCCAATTATGGAAACGTTAAGCGAATCGCAACATATAGATATAGTCTCAAATTAAAGAGTTCAATTCTTGTACACGTCCCAAAATATTTAAAAAAGCAAACAAATAGAAAAGGCTACGAGCAAGTTACTTTATACAACAATACAAAAAGGAAAACGTGGTCCGTTCATCGCTTGGTAGCCGAAGCATTTATTCGTAATCCAGAAAACAAACCGCAAATCAATCATATTGATTGTAATAAGCGAAACAATTTCGTACGGTAATCTTGAATGGTGTACTTTAAAAGAAAACTTAGAGCATGCCTCTAAGAATCATTTGGTGCCTTGCCCTAACAAAAATAAATTTGGAATTGACCATTGTTCTTCTATTAAAGTTACTCAATATGATAAAAATGGTAAATTTATTAAAAATTGGGACTGCATGAGCGATGTATTTAGGGCATTAGGCATAACTGTTGCTTCAATATCTGCGTGTTGTAGGCATAAAAAATATTGTCATACTGCTGGCGGTTTTAAATGGGAATATACTGAATAGTGTATTCTCTTATTTAATTGCATCCATAAATTTTTTAAATTCTTCATCAAAGTTTAAGTTCTTTTCTTTTAGCATATTTCTAGCAAAAGTTTCCACACCTTGACTGTCCCCTTTTTCTGCCATGTCAATTAAATTATTAAATATAGGGTTATTGCCTACCATGCTTTTGACAATTCCTTTTGGGGTTAATCCTTTCGTCATATACCCTTTTATAATTTCAATTGGATTCATTCTGCATCCCTCTTTTCTGCAATATCATCTGTAATGTCTCTAATTTGCTTTTTAAGGCTTTTTATTTCATCTTTAATATCTTTTATGTCTTTAGGATTAAATTCCCCAAATTGTGCCTTTAAATCGTTTTCTGTTATGTATTTTGTTTCGGCTTGTTTTTCTTCTTGTGGCACGTATACTGTTGTTTTACTTTTTCCGTCTTGTTGTAATTGTTTTGTTACAATAGCTGTTCCATCAGCAAGAGCAAAATACGAAGGACTTCCATCAAGCGGTATGTCTATCGCCTTTACTTCATCAATACTTGTTACTATTTTGCCTTGTAACCCTGCCTGCCTTTGATAAGGTTGATACTGTTCTTGTGTTCTTGGCTGATTCTGATAATACGGATTGTAGCTTGTTGGCATATACTGATTGTTATAAGGCCCAAAATAATTGTATGGCATTTCTCATCTCTCCTTTTTATAAAGAAAAAAGAACCAAAAAGATTGCACTTCTTATAAGGGTTCTCCTCATGCAATTTTCAACTTTTTAGTTCTCATCTCCTCTCTATTAAGAATAACAAAATCAATAGAGCAATCTTGTTATCTTAATTTCATTATAGAGGATTTATTAACTTGCAAAATGCCAATTTTTTATCATAATTTTGTCACATTCTTGTCAAATTTAAGGCATAAAAAAACAAGGTTACTTAAATGTGACCTTGTTTTAGTGAGGTGTATGTTTATAATACTTTCAATATTCTATCTTTCATTTGCTTAATATTCCTGCTAACTGTTTCAGGGCTTACATTATGCTTTTGTGCCATTTCTTTTATTGTCAATCTTTTTATTTTATCTTCAAATAATTTCTTTTGAAGTTCAGTAAGCATTGCCTCTTCACTTATTCTTAAGTACTCTGTTTTGGTAAAATCAAAACTTATTTTGTCCATAGCACCCCTTATTTCTTCATAAAACGCCCACAAGTAGGGCAGTTCTTTACTTTAGATTTTCTTGTCTTTTTCGTTCTTTTTATTCTGATTTTTCCCATAATTCATCACCTATCTTAATAGTACTACTATCAATGGTTTCAACATCTTCAATAGATATTTCCTGCGTATCTACTGCAATATCGTTGTGTAGCCAAATTGTATATCCCAATAATGAACAGAATGCTATAAATATTACTAGGCATAGTATGAATAGTCGTTTATTCTGTAGTTTTAATGTTTGCACAAACTCCATAGCAAAAGATTGTTGTTCTTCTTCAACTTTGATAATATCTTCTCTCATTTTAGCCACTTCCTCTCTAAAATAATCCATTTTTAATCTCCTTTGAAATGGTATGCTTTTTCATGAGCTCCAATAGCTTTTTCAATTCTAAGGTCGATTTCTCTGTCAAACGTGTCTAATTTATCAGATAAATTTTCTATTTGCTTAGAAATCGTCTCCAGTTTTGCATCAATTTGACCCATTTTGTATTGAGCTTCGCCATTGTCTTTAACCGTCTTGTCTCTTCTACCATAGAAAAAGCTTAACACCCCTATAACACACCCCAGAAT